CGCTGCCATCGCAAAAGCCTTGCTTGCCACGCGCTGCCCGTAATGAGCCTTGAGCCGGTCGGCAAGATCGGCATCGGCGTCGAATTTGATGAGCATTTTGGTACCGTTCCCTTTCACCAGGTTAGATCCTCGAGGAGGAAAATGGTACCAAATCATCCGGGTGCCTCATAGCGTTTTGGTACCGTTTTGTTCCGCCGGCGAAGATCCTCGAGCAGCAAAATGGTACCAGTCGCTTCGCATAATCCGCCGTTATGTTACGCCTGCCCTTCGGGCTGCGCTGGCCGCCGGATAGTCCCAGCGCACCGGCTCAACATAACGCTGGTCATTATGCGAAGCGCCCCATCAGAACGGGAGCTGCTGCCGAAGCATGTCGAGCCAGTGAAGATCGGCGACGACCATGCCGATGACGATGCCCAAGACGAGAAACACGAAGTGACTAAAGCGAACCCGGCGAGCTGGCCGCCTGGGCAAATGGATTCGCGCCGAGGAGCGATTGTTGCGACTCTCCTGAAACCATTCCCTGTCTTGAAGACCCACGGCTTGAACCTCCTACGTTGATTGATCGCGGCAGCATGTTCGATGCCACGGACAAGCATTGTGCATGAGCCATCGCGTAGAGCGAACCGGAGGCGTCGAAACACTGGCAGCGAGTCGCGTTGTAGATACAGCCGGAGACAGGCTTGGCCGTTTCGGTGGCGGACCAGTTGTAGAGCGTAGTGGTCGCAGGTAGCGCGCTCTTCGGGCCGGTGGTGGGCGCGGAGCGCACACCACCCGGCACCGAAGGCGCTTTCTCTACGGTCACAGACTCTACATGCTGGGCGACACCTGACCCGGTCAGCAGACTGCTCTCGTTCGTGGACGCGTTCCAGACAACAAGCGCGACGACGACAGCGATAAACACCAACAGAGCCGCGAGCTTCTTGGGCATCTTGAACTTATGGGTATGAATCGTCGCCGACGTGTAGTACTGGAACCACTCCTTTGGGAACTTCCACGGAACAGCATCGGCACGGGTCTGCTCGCCGCGATCGTTAGGGCTGTCGCACGTATGCTGCCAGGTGTACTTGGTAACGACCTTGGCACCGAACGCCCGATACAGGTGAATGTGCTCACCCGCGAGCTTGCGTATGTGATGGTGAAGGAACGAGGGCGACTGGCTCACAAAGACCAGATCGTGACCGCTGTGCCGGTGCACCTCCATCTGACGTAAACGCTCGTCTTTCACCTCGCCACGGTGCGCCGTTGACGGGTAGAGGTGAGGCTGCTGGGCCTCGTCGTAAATGACCAACGAACCCTCGGGCGTATCCCGCCAGTCATCGGGCGCGGGATGGCACTTGGCGATTTTGAGGCCGTCAATGTTGGCGTAGACAGGCCTGCCCTGCTCCACCGCCTTGAGTATCAGGCCAATGCAATAAAGCGTTTTGCCGCTACCGGGAACGGCGGTGATCAACGTAATCATGTGCGAGTCCCAAAAAAGGTTTTAATGGCCTGAATCGACGCGCGCGTAACGAACGCGCTGCACAGGATGGAAAGCGCCTCGGGAATGCCCGCAATGCTCAGAACTTGCGATGCCTGAGCCGGTAGACCGCCAAACGCGATCTGCGCCTGCTGGACGATTTGTTCGACCAGGGCGAGCAATCCGTAATAGGTGAATATGCCGATACCGAGCGCGACCAGAATCTTGGCGATAACGCTCGAAATTATGTAAACGCCGATGGTTACTAGAACTGCTGGCATTAGTCGTTCCTCACAGCGCCGACACTGATATAAAGCGCGCCAATCAGCGCAGCCAGAATGACAAGCGGTTTAATAAGCCCCGCCCAATCGCAAGCAGGCTGCCAACTGAACTCGAAACTTCCACGGGACGTAGCAATAACAGTTGGAGGTGGACAGGTGGCATTGCCCGAGAAATTGACATCCTGCGCAAAGTCCTTGTCCTCAATGAACTGAGAAAGATCGGGCTCTTCGGGGTTAAAAGGGGTTTTCACCCAATCAATGAATTTGCAAACAGTGGGCATAAACGCGCAATCAGTGGGAACTTCGGTTTTTGGCTGAATTGAAACACCAGGCTGATTTTGAGGATCGGTAGAAACCGATTCTTCGGTATTTGTTTTGGTCCCATCCTCATATGTATTCTTTGTGGTTTTGTCAGTAGGCGTTATCGACCACGGCTGAGTTCCATACTCGAACTGAACAGAGGGCAAAATCTCCGTAGTAGTAGTGCTACCAGTAGCGGGATCGGTAGAAGTAGTTATAACGCCCGGGAGATCAACAGACGCAGGACCAGAGAAATCGAACCCATCGGGGTAATCAAAACTGCCGGGGACATTATCGAGAATTCCGGGCGCGGACTGTGCGGCTATAGACGGGTCTGAGACGCCATCAATTAGCGAGTCGATATCGGTATCTGTCGCCGGAATATGGGATGGTGGCAATTGGTCAGGGGAATAAACAACACGACGCCACTCGCCGAGAACCTGATAACCACCCGACTGAGGATAATAGTAACAACCGCCAGCATCAGCACCCGACCCACCTAATGAACCTGAACCACGGGAAATGTTAGTGCCGACCTGCGTGTAGAGAGCACGACAAGCGTCATTAGCGTTGCCGTAATCGCATTGCGTGGAAACACCACCGGAAAAAAATGCCGTATAGCACTGCGTCTTGCCGGCCATGGGATTCGGTTTGGAAAGAATACCCTCGGTCATAACCCAATCAACGCCGGCTAGGAGCGCGCCAATACCGGCAGTTGCGAGCGCAGTTGCCGCGTTGCCCTTAATCAAGGACTTCGCCCCGGCTCGCCACTTGGGCCAGCCATAGGAGCGCTTACCAGTAACCGGGACTTCAACACGCGCACCGCTTTGAGTGCTGACAGTAGCGTTCCAATCGCGGGAGTCTACGAACGCAGTAGGACCGCTGCCGGGAACCCAAGTGCGTTGTACGCTGCCGGGCTCGGGAATAACTTGGCGAGCCGCTAAGGCTTGGACGCTGAATAAAACAGCAACCAGAACGACGATACCATGACGAAAAACACGAGCCATCCTGAATACTCCCAACTTCCCATTGCCTTTCCCCAATAAAAAAAGGGGGCCGCTAAGCCCCCTAGTTGCCGAGGCTCGAATTAACGAGCGGAGCGGCGGAAGTACGCGAACGCGACCACTACCAGCACAACAACGAACATCGCGCCGCCGATGGTTTGAACATCGGTTTTCAACGCAGTGATCGCGGTAAGTACATCAGCGGGAATCATCGAGCCGTCCATATTTCAGTTCCTTTCGTGAGAGAGAATAAAGCGCGTTAAGAGTCCAACTCCCCAAGCGGCGGCATAACACGCAACTACCGGCCACCCGAGACTCAACCCCTCAGACACACTAAGAGGCGGAATTATTGACGCCTGCACTACCCATGTCTGGCAGACGCCGTTAACAAGTTCGGTGCAGACGTAAGTGTTCATTAATTAGCGCCTACTGCCTTAGGAGCCGGGGCGGAAATACGGCGAGCTTGGCGCGGGTCCACCTCGAAGTGGATGCGGTCATCCTTGATCGAGCAGATAACGTCGCACTCATAGTGACCGACCGGCAGCACTTCCTGCTGAGAGGCGGCGTAGTAGCTGAACTTTTGCGGATACGGGACACCCGGAAGATGTGCGTAGGCTTCGGCCATCCAGTAGGGTTTTTGCGACTTGGCGGCGATGCCAGTACGGAAGTTGCCGGTGGTTTCGATCTTCATAGTCATAGCCATGGGTATTGCCTCTTAAAAGCCGAACAGGTCGGCAACGCAGGGAGTGCCACGCTCTTGTCGTTCCAAGAACGATTGGCGTTCGGGCTTGATGCCCTGGGACTGGCGAGCTTCGAGCGCTGCCAGGGTTTCGTTTACTTGCTGCTGCAGAACCGGGTTTACGAAGGCCCGGGCCTGCTGTTGCTCTTGAAGGCGGCGGCGCTGGCCGCTGGTGAGCTGGGTGCCTTGGAAGCTGACGGTTCTCATGGGCGGAACTCCAAACGCACGAGGTAGAGCGCGATGGCGCCACCCGCGAGGGTTGCGATCAGAGATGCGGTCGCGGCGATCATGCGGCCACCTGCAGGTGGTTCGGGCGCTGATACCAGCTCGGGATTGCCAGCACAGTGGACTTGGTGATCTCGCGGGCCTGACGGACGAAGACGGGCGCGAAGCGGGAGGTGTCGCAGGCGTTACGGATGTTAATGCCGATGCGGTTGAGGCGAGCGGCATGCTCTTGGACGGCGGACTTGTTGAAGTCGAACTGCTGACCGTGCATCCACTGAATCGCATACATGGCGGTGGTGTTCGCTGCACGGGTGGTGTTTACGATCTGCTCAGCCAAGAGCTGTTCGGATATGGAAACGATGTCCATGGCGGTCACCTTCAGTCGTTCG